TCCAAGAATAAGATATTGAAAGACATACCCCTAACAGCACTAGCAGAAGTAGAGGCCGCCAAGATTTTACTACCATTCTCTAACTCCAATGAACCTCTATTCCAAGACAAGACACCTTGCTGCATCCACTTCGGAACATTTTCATATGCAGTCTGTAATCGACCTAATAATTCCCGTGCAGTTGCTGCCTTGTTTGCAAGTATGCCAATATTTACACTATCATTAAAAAGTAAGTAATGCAACAGATATGAAATACATGTAGTAGACTTACCTGTCTGACGAGGCATCTTACATATATTAAATCTATGATCGTGAAAATTTTTAATTAACTTCTCTTGAAAATCATAAGGTTTAAATGATGTTAAACCTTCATCCAAAGAAACTATCTTAACATGCTGTTTAGCAAAATAAACTGGATTATTTTTACACCTTACATATTCAATAATTTGCTCTTGATCAAATTCAACAGCAGTATTTGCTTTTTTTAAATTCGGATTACCAAGATAAATTTCATCAGCCATAATAATCTCCTACATCATTTCACCAAACAGATGTCCTTTTGGCATTTTTCCTAAATTTTTCTCATGATCTAAAGTAAGGTCTAACATTTTTTGTAGGGTGTTTGCTTTCTTCCTTAACGCTTCAATCTCTTTATCTTGCTCCTCCGACTTGGAGGAGGGGTTCTCCTTCGTCATGGTCCGATACTTGGTAGCCCCACAACTTAGCACCTGGATAAACTTTCTGCAACTGATCCTGTACTTCCTTGCGGGATGGTTTAGAGACTTGGGGGAAAAACATTTTAATGCTATAACTACTTCCCCGCCAAGCCAACATAACAGTTAATATATTACCTGTCTTAGATGGTATTCTGGTGGCTTCCTGAACTCCTCCTTTAATTGGTTCAGGCTTAATAAGATCTATCACTTCGGCAAAAGTATTGCCATCAGCGTCTTCAAGAGTCAAATCTTCTTTACAGTATTGTCTAAAAGATTTCATTAAGTTTAGATAAGATCACAAATATATTTAGGAATTCCAATCAGTTACAGTAATTTCAATACTATTATCATCCATTTCCCATTCTTCTGCTACTGATAATCCCATTTCTTTAACAGTATTGTGAATAACCATTCTAGCATACTGTTGAGTTACTTTATCAATAAACCTTTCTGGTGGAACAGGATGTTTCCATGTTTCAAGATCTGTAACTAATTGATAGGTTTCGGTTTTTGCATTCCACCGAAATCCAATATCAGTTTCAATAGCAACTTCAGCATTAACCGTAGGGTGATCAATACCATGTTCTCCAGTGACTTTAAGTTCCTGGTCTTCATTTATAGTATGACCCAACAAATTAAGTGCCTGTAATAAAGCAGAACGATCTTTAATCTGTGTTTGTATTGTGCTGAAATGAGACATCTTTTACAGTTTGATAGTATTCGGGTTTGTATAATTTATTAGTTATTTTTCCTAACTTATCTTCTATTACTTTAGTAAGTTGTTCACATTCATTAGAAACTGCTCCTGTAACTTCTTCAGTTACCTGACCATCTTGTCTAATAGAAAATTTAATAGTTTTGGCCATGATTAGAAATTTTTAGGATGAGTAGTTACATCACCATGTATCTCATCTATATTGGCATGATCAATGGCATCAATGTGATCCAAATGATCTATATGCTCAATATGACCATGATCAATATTAATATGAGCACCACTTTCTAGAACATTAGCAATCCTCTCAAGAGCATCTGCAATTCTGTCTGCTTGTGATTCCATGACAATATTTCATTTATCTAAATTATAGCATCTCTGTCAACCACCGTTGCCGCCACCATTTCCTCCACCGTTTCCACCACCATTTCCATTACCTCCATTCCCATTTCCATTGCCGTTACCATTCCCATTTCCATTGCCGTTACCATTAGCAGAATGCGAATGACCAGTTCTTAACCAACCACCAGGACCCATTGTTTTTCCTTTGGGTATAGGCATACACTTCTTTTTATCATAACAATAATATTCTCCCTCCGGACATCTTTTAGATGCTGCTTCTTCTATAAAAGAATTAAAGTTTTTCATCTTTTGTTTTTGTTCGTTAGTGTTGTTCATAACCCAACAAGAGTTAATGGATTAGAATAAACAGTTGCTATCCCAGCGGCACTCACCTCAACTCTATTAGCTTCAAAATTTATTTTACTTGCATTATCTAAACTAGTTCCATCGCTTTGGATGCCAACTTTTGCACCACCATTTATTGTACTAAGAAGTGTAGGCATTATTAGTCTCCTTATGCATTAGCAGTTTCTAAAACAGAAACAAGAATTTTCAAAACACTATTTGTGCCAGCAGTAGCAGTAATATAATCACTTGTTTCTAAAACCAATTTTCCATCTAAAGGAATATAGGCATCATTAGCAGGAACACTTGCTGCATTGATAATCTGAGTGGTTGTGCTGGTTCTTACATGTGCCATAGTAATCGTTGCTGCAGCAGAACCAGTATAGTTAGTTACATGTGCATACAAAATAATTCCCGTATACCCTGTAGGAGCAGTATAAATTGTCTGCGGTGAGGTAGTAAGTTGTTTAGTGTATGTTTTAAATCTATTAAGTGCTAATGCCATTTTAACTGAGTGCTAGGATAAAGGGTGTCATTTCATTAAATAAACTCTTAGAGAAAGATCTTCCACTAATTGTACCACTACTCTGATTTATTTGTAAATCATCACCAATTCTAAAATTACCTGATTGATCAGTGCTAGTGTAAAGAACTAACCCACCTTCTTCAGTAACAACTTCATTTGCTTGAATTGTGACACCACCTCGTTTTGGTGTTGCCATTGTAATAGTGTTTCCAGATCCAACATATTCAAATGTATGGGAACTAGCAACAATTCTACTACCATGAGCAAAATATGCCGTAGATCCAACACCTACAGTATTAAGTAAATTAGTATCAAGAGTTAATGTAGTAATTCCAGATATAACTGGAGTTGAACTATTTATTTTATAATAGATTGGTGACATACTTGCTGTAGCTGCAGCATTAGAACCACCTCCACCACTAATGGTAACATCCGGGGTTTCTGTATATTGACTTCCACTACTAATAATAGTAATAGAATCAATAGTTTCATTTTCTACTGTAGCATATGCAGTGCAAGTTTCTCCATTTGGACCACCGGGATCATCAATCGTCACAGTAGGAGTAGAAGTATATCCACTTCCCTTATTAGTCATTGTAATTTTTTCAACGTCTTGATATAAAGTATCAAAATAAACTAACTGACCATCATAAGGTCTATCTACATCAATCTTTGCTGTTCCAGCACTAGAACCTGCACCTGCATAATAATGTGCTACTGTCGATATACCAAGGTTAACTTTAAATTTAGTAGTGGAAGGAAGTCCCTCTACATCAAAAATGAAAGGTGTTTTTTCTGGATAAGTTTTACCACCATAATCACAAGTAAATCCTATACCAGATAAAGTAACTCCCATTCCAATTTTAAAACCATGAGCAGCAGTAGTGGTAATAGTAGCAATACCAGTTGTATGAGTATAATCAACTCCTGATATTGTCAATTCATCCGTGCTTATATTAATTGTTGCTTCTTTCTGAGATATTGCAGCACTGGAAGTAACAATACCACTATACTGTAGATCACTCAGACCATGCGAATATAAACCATAAGTACCAAAACTACAGTTACTATTTGCTACATCTGCTTGACCACCTTTGTGTGCAGTAATTGCTTTATCACAACAAATAGTGAATACAGAGACTAATTGGGCAAATCCATTATTAGTAACTGCAACCCCAATTCCACCTTGATTATATTGAGTAAAAGCATCAACGTTCATTGCTTTCAATGATCTTGCTTGATCTCCGTCAATGTATATTCCAGTTCCTGTTGTAGTATCGCTAGTGCAATTCTGAATATAAGGTCCTTTCCATTTACCACCACCTACATTTTCTGCAATAGTATCTCCTGTGGGGAATCCAACTGCAGCAGCAGGTGCCTGATGATGAGCCATAGTCATATTCGCCAACTTAGTTCCTTTTCTTACATGGAAGATATCTTTTGTTGGAGTATTAGGGCTTACAATTACGGTTCTCTGATCATCACCAACAACTGAAACATATGCAGGAACCTCAATAGGATTAGATTCTGCATAATTTCCAGAAAGAACTTTAACAGTAGTTCCTGATGAAGCAGCACCAACTGCAGCAGAAATAGTTAAGAACGCATTGTCAATAGATGTTCCGTTATTAGTATCAGATCCATCCTTAGCAACATAATAAACATTTGGTGCAGAGTTAATACCAGTTGCTGTGGCAGCAATAGAAACATTATCACCAATTGTAATACTAGAATTGGTAATTAATACATCTTCATCACCAATATTAATTTTATTGTTAATACCATCAATAGTAACAGAACCAGAACCTACTGTAAGAACACCAACAATTCTTGTATCACCATGAATTAAAACACTGGTTCCTGCAGCTCCAGGATTACCAACAACCAATGCATGTCTTCTGTTAGTAGTTCCTATTCCAACTCCACCGCCTGTTACATTAATACCATCTTGGAATGTGCTAATGCCTGTAGAATCTACATGAGTTACATCATCAAAATGAATAGTTCCTAGACCAGTGACACTACCAGTAAAGAATGCATCCCCACCAACCCATAAAGCATAATCAACATTAGCTTGGGTAGTTGCAACACCTACATTTTTAGATGTGCTAACACCAACAACACTTGAA